AATCTGAAGACACAGAAGTTGCAATTAAAGAACATTTAATTAGTGAGATTGAGTATGAATTAAACAAAATGAAAAAGGAACTAGATTATGAAGATACTGATTTCTTTACTCGCTCTGGTGGTTCAGTGGAGGAAGAATAATTGGCAAGAAAGAAATTCAAAAAACCTAAAGAATATTTGGCACGAGAATACGCCGATTCGATATGTGGACTAGAGAACCGAAAAACAAGGCAATGGATAATCGCCTATTATGCTTTTGTTGATGGGTATAAGAAAGGAGAAACCAATTGTATAACCAAAGGAGAGTGAGTAAATGACAATGGAAGAATTATCCGTCGAAATGCGCACGAAAAGAGCAAGATGTTCCACTTACTGTCCTGTATGGAATAGTGAGGATAAAGACTGTGAGATATATGGAAGTATGCACTGTTCGCCTTCAAGATGTAGATTTTTCTTAGCACAGGAAGTGTCAAGGCGAAACAAGGAGAAAGATAATGGAATACTTACCAGATGAATTAAGTGCAGACGAAGCACGAAACCTTTTCAATAAAGGTGAAATATCAGAATCAGAAGCAAGACGCTTGTCCGGCAATGCTTTTGACCCGTATGGCAGAGGACATCATTGTGAGTACAACGGAAGAGGACAGAAAGGTTACTGGGATAGCGATGACCGCTGGCATCCAGTTAAAGACGATGACTAAGGTGGTAAAAGAAAATGACTAATTTACTTACAGGACACGAGGATTTTATTGCTTCTCATACAAGGAGGGAAATAATGCAGAAGTTTAATGTTAATTATAACTATGTAAACAACTTCTGCAGGAGGAATGGATTAACACCAATCCCAGAAAGACGAAGTTATCCTATGACAGATGAGATAAAGGATTTTTTGAAGGAGCATACTATTACAGAGACATCATCTAAGTTTCATATCTCATATGAATGGCTTGCTATGCAGATACGAAATAAGAACTTACCACATAAAAGGCATACTGCTAGGGGAAGCAAATTATCTGTACATTCATGTAAACGCACTGGTGAGGCACACGATATGATAAGACACCTGTCTAAAATATTTACTTTTGCATCTATAGCAAGAGTATTCGGTTACTCAAAAGAACGTATAAGACAGATTTGCGCAGATTGTGAGGAGGGAGAAAATGACAAAAGCAGAACTTGAGGAAGAAGCAACTACCTATGCTTTAGAGTGGGGAACTACAACTGACGGAACTTATGCTTGTTGTAGAGATGGTTATCTTGCAGCCGCAGAGCCAAGAGAAAAGCGCATTGCAGAACTTGAAGCACAGATTGAGAAGATGAAGAAGTATGCAAAGCTGCTTCAAGACATTTGTACTGTTATGGGGAATGACCCCTATATGGTTTGGAGAGGACTTGAGCAAAGAGTTTTAGTCTTATGGGATAAAAGCGAAGAAGAAAAAGGTTTGAAAATGACTGAAAACATTCTTGACAGGTTACTAAAAATAAAACCTCAAGATTGGGCAGAAATTGAAAGATTGGAGATAAAAGATAATGAATAACTTACCTTTTGGAATTGTACTTCTTGTGCTTGCAATATTGAGTGTGATTATGCCTTTTTTTTGTGATGATGAAGAAATAAAAGGTATATCTGTAGAGATAAACGAAAATGGCGATTTATTGTTTTAGGAGGAACTTGAATGAGATGTGATTATTGTAATTGTCAACTGACCCCAGCCAATAACGGAGAATATGCACCCCGAGGCATACCTTTATATGTTTGTAAGGCGTGTTATCAGAAACTGAAAAATAGTGAAGTTAAAAAGGAGGAACTTAAATGAAAAATATTAGTGCAGAAGAACTTAAGGATATTCTTGAAAAACACAGACACTGGCTTTATAAAGGCTGTGAGGGTTGGGAAGATATGCGTGCAGACCTTAGAGACGCAGACCTCAGAGACGCAGACCTCAGAGACGCAGACCTCAGTTTCGCAGACCTCAGAGACGCAAACCTCAGAGGCGCAGACCTCAGAGACGCAGACCTTAGAGACGCAAAGAATGTGCCTTATATCCCTATGGTATGTCCAGAGGAGGGAGATTTTATCGGCTGGAAGAAAGCATACAGCTTAGCTTGCCCTAAAAAGTTTATCGTAAAACTTAAAATCCCTGCAAGTGCAAAACGCTCAAGTGCTACAGCAAGGAAATGTAGATGCAGTAAGGCAAGAGTCCTTGAAATCTACAACCTGGATGGAACTATAGCTGAAGAAAGAATGTGCTATTCTCAGCATGACAATAACTTTGTTTATGAAGTCGGAAAGACAGTCAAGGTCGATAACTTCGATGATAACAGGTGGAAGGAATGTGCTACAGGTATTCATTTCTTTATGAATAGACAGGAAGCATTAAATTATTAGCAAAGGAGGAATAAATAATGTTTGAGAAAGAAGCAGAAGAATATAAGGATAATACAAGAATAAAAGACAAAAACACTTATGTCGGTTTTCCTAATGAACGTATTTCAGAATTACAGGATTTTGAAGGTAACTACATAGATATTTCTGACAGAATTATCAAGGCTTTCAAAGACGGTGCTGAGTTTGGTTACAACAAGGCTAATGAATGGCACTCTGTGAAAGACGGAGATTTACCGAAAGATAATACACAGGTTGTAGTGTTTCTTGAAAACAAACGAATGAAAATCTCAATCTTTATGGAAAATAAGTTTACTATTTGGAACAAAGAGTATGACGCTTATACTAAACTTTATGGTGTTATCGCTTGGAAAGAAATTGTACTTCCAAAGGAGGCTTAAAAATGCTGATATTTCCACTGAAAAAGCAATGGTATGAAAAAATTAAGTCCGGCGAAAAGACGATAGAGTATCGGGAAGTGAAGCCGTACTGGACAAGACGGTTTTATAATGAAAACGGCGGAGAATCGTCTGCTATGGTCGAAGAAAACGTCTTTGCCGAACCGTTGCTTCTAGGACAGGCTGTTGTGTCTCTTGATATGGAGTGCAAGCTCCGCCTCGGTTACACAAACAAATACATGACCGCCAACATCACGAAGATTGAAGTTGTAGATGGCAAAGACACAGACCTGCACATCGACAAGCCCGTATATGCGATACATCTTGCTGATGTAAAGGAGGAAGAAAATGAAAAGAGAATGTAATACTTGTGTGTATAAAGAAGGTTCTTGTTATCCTTCCACAACGATTTTTGATAAAGATAAAACTTGTAAAAGTTATGTTCCTGATTACGAAGGCTATATTGTCGAACTTGAAAAGAAAAATGCAGAACTGAAAGCGTTTAGACAAGATTGTGTTAAATTGACAGAAGATAATGTTGTTATGGCAAGACAAAGAGCAGAAATAGCAAGGAAACTTCTCAAAGCAAAAGAACTTCTTAAAATAGGATTAGAAGGAATTAAGAGAGAGTTTTTATTTGACGGAAACGGGAATCGCCCTTTTGCACAAGAAGCAATTAATCTTTGTAATCTGTTCTGCGAGAAGGTAGAGCAATTCTTAAAGGAGGTATCGGAGTGATTAAGACAATTGAGAAAAAAATATGTGATGCCTGCAAGAGAGAAGTTAATGACTTCGCGGGAGAACTGATACTTAAATATTCAGATTCTGATTATACAGGTTGTGGCTATCCTGTAAAAATTGAGCGCAAAGAAATTTGTATCGACTGCTGCCGTAAATTGAATAAGACTGTCACGGAAGTATTGGAGGAGGTTGAGAAATGAAAGATGAAAAATTGGCAGAAGAATATTATTACAAAACTTATCCTGTGACTTTGAATATCGGAGAAGAAGAAAGAAAGGAAAAAGTCATAGATATTTATCTTGCAGGACTTAAAGCAGGTAGACCTAAGTGGCATAAAATGGACTACAAAGATAAGGAAAGTTGCAGAAATATTCCCAAATATACTGAGCTTTTGACAAGGTATAACTGTGGCTTGTTTGAGGCTCATTGTGTAAATAAATGGACAGGTGACCATTGGTGTGAGCATACGTATGGAGTTAGCGAGTGGTGCGAGATACCAAAATAAACGGAGGAATAAAATATGAGTAACAGATTTTATGTAAACGATGAACAGATTTACGGAAACAATGAAATGTTTGTAAACACCAAAAGCGAACTTGCAAGACAGGGTGCTGAGTGGACCGAAGATGGAACCTTCCGGCCTATCGAAATTAAAGACCCGCAGGCTCTTATGGATGTAATTACAAAAGACTCTTTGGAATATCTCAAAGAAAAAATGATAAGTTATTACGATCCTGTAAAACACGAGGATGTAGGAAAAAGTTTTGAAGAACTTTCTGATATAGACGCATTAGGTTCTGTCTTTAATCCAAGAAGTTTTATTGACCTGCTTTACACAAAAGAAGGCGAAGTTAAACACGATGCTTTCAAATACATTGAGTATTGGATTTCTGATAAAAGAGCAATGACACCTTATCTTTTATGGACCGTAATTAAAAACGATGTTGTTTTCAAAGACGGAAAGCTCGTCTTAAAAGACGGACATAATATCATCGCCTGTATGTATTGAGGATGGTTAATATGACATTTAATGAGTTGTGGGGAAAGGTCCGTAAGGCAACCCTTGAGTTACGCTGCAACGGTCTTGAGATGATGGGTTATGGTATCCAGATTGAATTAAGCATTAAATCTTATCGTGATTTACTTAATGACCGTGAGTACAATTTTGAAGTCAGAACCGAAGTCGATGATGTGAACGAGTCTGTTCACAGGGGGACAATCTTTGGAACTCCGTTTGTGCTTACAAAGGATACAGACAGAGTATTGATAGCGAAAGAATTTTAAAGAATAAAAATAGGAGGCATAAATTATGTTATGGATTTTAGTTGTTGTATCGTTGGCTGTTTTGATTTTAGGTGTAATCAATGAAGAAGATGTAACTGAGAGGGTTTCAAGTGTGATACTTTTTACGTGTTTAGTTGCACTTCTTACTTGTCTTGGGTTTTATAACTCTACAAAAGCAACGGCAGATAAACAGATTGCAGTTCTTGAACAGAGGAATGACGAAGTGATTGCTCAGATTGAGCCTTTGGTTAAACAGTATCTTGAGTACGAATCAAACACATTAAAGGACCTTAAACCTAGTGCAGATAAGATTATTGCTATTGCTGCATATCCTGAGCTTAAAGGTAACGAGTTTGTACAGACACAGATAAAAATTATCCTTGAAAATCAGAAAAGGATAACTAACTTGAAATTGGATAAAGCAGGTCTTGGTGCTTATAAACTCTGGCTTTTTATGGGAGAGTAATAAAGTGTATGAAGCATATTTGCACTTCCTGTAAAAAGGAATATTGGCTTTGGCAGATGCTCGATACATTTATTTGTATCGAATGTCATAGAAAAAATATAAAGGAGATATTGGAATGTTAGCGTTGTATGGTGTAAGTTGTGTATTCTTGGCATTATCGGGAGTTGGAGTAGCGATTTCCCTTCTTATAGCTGGCGTAGATTGTTTTGAGTATTTTGGAGAGAACATGGCTCTTATTATTTGCGGCGTAGTTCTTGCATTATCTATTATTGGCCGTTGCACTACATACAATAGTGATGCAGTAATTAAAGCCAATTACTCAATAAAAATAAACGCTGTTAAGGATGCGGAAAATAACCTTGAGAAGTTCCTGGTGGAGCATCCGCAGTTTAGAGAGGATTATTATGGAAAAGAAAGTAATAGCAATAAATGAGTTTTCCAGTGAGCCGACGATTTTTAATAACATAAAAGAGGCTGCTCATTACTTCAGAATGACTCCTACGGGAATAAAGAAAGCCATTGAAAAAGGGAATTTGTCATATAAGGCAGGTTCATATTTTGATTATTTGTACGAAGGTGCCAAATGAAAATATTTTCTAAGCAGTATGTTCACTTTACCTGGAGCGAAGAACTTGAAGGGAAACCTTGTTTTGCAGCAAGTAGTATTAACGATTTAGAGGAATCTGTTGACCGTGATGACCGCACTTTCTTTGGTGAAGTAGGGAAATCCAATAATGCCGATTATCCATTTGATTTAATCGGAACAGATATGGATTTTGTCTTTGTTTACTACGACCCTCGATATGAATATAAAAAGGCTTTCAATGACAGAGAGGGCGTCCAATTCCGATGGGAAGGAAGCGACAATTGGACAGATGTTATAGAAGAAAGACAGTTGACGCTCGAAAATATAAATCTTCGTATTAAGCCAAGAGAGTACAGACCATTCAGAGATTGTGCAGAGTTAATTGAGCATTGGAATAAGGTTGTATGTCCGCATATACAGCCGAAGAACACTAAGCCTCTAATATGGGTTAGAGAAAATAGGGCTTATATAGAAGATGTATTGATTACCGGATTTAATGCAGGACAGGTTTTGATTAATGGAACAAGCTACTCTATGCAGCAATTATTCACGGAATATTCTTTCCTTGATGGAAGCGTGATAGGAATATTGGAGGACTAGATAGAATGGTTTTAATCAAAGCATTTTTTGCAGTTATTATTATAGGTGTCCTTGGTGTTTCTACACAGTTACTCTGGAAACATATAAATGGACTCTAATAAATAGAAACCTTGCCCCGTATGGGGTGGTTAATATACATTTTTCCTCCCGTCTAGAACGGTCGCCGGTTGGCAAGGGGCACACTCTATATGAGCGAAAGTGCAAGCCAATACCCCTATGCAGGTGCTAAATTATTTATCAATCCCCACTCTTATTCTCCATTTTTGATAAATAATGACTATGGTTCAATTCCATAAATAGGGGATAGGAGTTAATTACAAGTCGATGACTGAAAGAGAAAAGTGGCACGAGATTTTTATGGCAGATTGTGAAGAAGGTCTTAAAGAAATAGTAACCGAAAAGGATATGCTTAGACTATATCGTGGCTGTTCATTAAGAGATATGGCAAAGAGACTTGATATAAGCCCGGCATATCTCAGTGAGATTGAACACGGTAAAAAATCACTGACACTTAAATTATTCAGAAAGATGGAGGCTATGGGTTATTCTGGTAAGTTCCTTAGCCAGTTCGAAATTATTACGGTCAAAAGAAAAGTTGCCGATAAATAAACTAGGTGTTATATGGAGCAACAATTATACGATAAAGAAGATAGTCTAAATAAAGCATTGGAAATTATTCACGAAATGTTACAGAAATCATCATATACTGATTCTATGCATAATGTAATGTTTAAGTTACCTTTACCGTTAGTAAATAAAGCAGAGCAATTTCTTACCGAAGAAAACTTTTATCAAAAGAAGTATGGAAATATACAGGAGAATAAGTAATGTTTAAGTGGCTTGGAAGCAGAATTGAATTATTAAAGAACGATAAGAAACTTGCACTGATTTTCCTGCTCCACTTACTTCTGATAGGCTTACATTTCTACGAATACAAAATAGGTGAGATTGAGTATTACTGGTATTTAAGGGCCGGTGGTTGTGCTGTTATTTCATTCTGTATCTTTTTCTTTGGCAGAAAAGGCTTGGCTTATGGACTGACGATATTTGCCTGTGCTTTAGTGTATGTAAACAACTTCTACAACTACGCTTCGATTTTCTTTATTCTGATTGCTATGGGTGCAAATCCTAAGTTAAAGATAATTGCACCTGTGATTTATCTCGTTAATGTATTTATTGCTTACTCACAGAAACACTACGGAATAACTCCGTTCATAATTCATTTAGTTTACTGCGTGATGTTCTTTATTAAGATTGGCTATGTATTTGCAATACACAAACCGGAAAAGTTAAATCTGACTGACGATGAAAAACTGATACTTAACGAACTTGCGAAAGGGAAGTTGCAGAAAGAAATCGACCTGTACTCCCAGCAGACTATCTCGGCAAAACTTAAACACGCAAGAGAGAGAAACCTTATAGAAACTACTGCTGAGTTAGTCTCAAAATACAAAGAAGAAAACTAAACTCACACTTCAAGAAACGATTCAAGTAAATTCAAGTTGATTCCGAAGCTGTTCTATCAGATAATCTTCTCCATTATAGGAGATTGATTATGGAATTTACTAACCGGGATTTACTTCAGAGGGCTATGCCTTTAACAACTCTAAACAGTAATCAGTGGAACTTTATTTGTGATTATCTGGATAAGCTTGTGTTTTCAGAAGGTGTTGACTCTCAGATTTATAAGACGCTTGAGATACTGGTAAATAACCAGGCGAGACTGGAAGTGATAGGAATGTTTAATCTTTATTACAAAGATGAGCCTGTGAGTAAAGAGAATATCACAGGCATTGATGTCGCTTAGTGTTTTTTAGGAAAGTTTATTTCTCCGTTCCCGTTAAGAACACCAGCCTGTCTTAAGACTTCGCATAACAACCCAAGATTAGTTGCCTGTCTTTCATTGATAAGCTCGATGTCCTTTGCTATTTTATTGAGCGGGTCTCCTTCCTGTAATGACTTTACATAGAAGTTTACAGCATCATCAATAAACAGAGAAAAGGTCCTTTTACCTTTGTACTTTTCTCCCAGTTCGTATGTCGACTCAAAGATTTTTACGCTTTTAGAAGCAAGTTCATTTTTATCCATACCTAATTTTATTTTATAAAATATTTACTTGTCAATATAAAATTCTACTTATGGTGTACTTTTTGTGTTGTAAATCTACTGTAAGTGGTGTAAAATGTATGCATGAATAAAATTTCTATTCGTGCAGTTCCAAAACTTTTCAAAAACGGGTCTTTTTTACTTCTTCCGGCAACACCGAATGATAAAAGAACTCTTGATATGTTCTGTAGTAGTTTGCCTCAGAATGATTATGTGAGAGTTGTTTTATCTGAAACTAAGGCTAATAAATCATATGACCAGGTTCGTACTATCTGGGGTCTTATCTCTATAATCTATGAAATTGAACACGGCTCCAAGCCTACTACTGAGCAGGCCGCTTTAACATATACACATTTCATTAACCTTTACGCACCTACCCAAGAAGACCCTATGAATCCTGATGTAAAAATACCTGTTACTCTTTCTAAGATGTCAAAGTATGAAGCAACAGTGTTTGTGAATTGTCTTATGAAAGAAGCTATGCAGAGAATGGGAATATCGCCAGATAAATCTCTTATTGTTGATGTCGAGGAATTGTTCACAGAGTTTATTGAGTGGCGAAGCAGGCAGAAAACAGATCCGATTGATGTTGATGAAAATGGCAACTGGCTTACGATAGACGAATGGTGTAAAAGGAACTCTGCTTCTATGGCGAGTGGCTCTACAGAAGAACTTGAGGTTTGCCATATAATCACAAAGTCTAAAAGACCGGATTTAAGATATTGTGTTTGGAACTTGTTAAGAATGACTCATTATGAGCATATTGAAATACAGCACCGTTTTGGATGGGAGAGGTTACTGTCTATTTACCCACATTTAACTGCCAGAGTAAAAGCAGCCTATGACAGAGCAGGAGAGTTGTATCCTATTGATTTTAAGGATGCTCCAGAAGAGACTGAAAATCTAGCAAGTCAGGCTCTTGAAGAAGAAAAACAGCTTGAAATCTTTTAACAAAAAAGGCACGGATTAACCGTGCCGTTCTTTTATTTACCACCTCTTTTTCTTGATTCCAGGAACTTTTTAACATCCCTTCTGTAGTAAACATTACCGATACCAATTCTTATTTTTGGAATATCCTTTGGTATGCTCATACGCATATCAATAGAGTCGAGTTTAAGATATTCCCTAACTTCATCTTCGGTCATAATTTCATCACCACGCTCAAATACATAGTCAATCTGGCGGAGCATACTAAGAAGATAATTTATCTGTGCGTAAATCTCATCACGCTTTTCCTGTAAATCTTCTTTTGTAAAATGCCAGCCGTTTGTGTAATCCTTTGAAGGAATTACGAATGGTTCATTGTAATCTGCCATAAATCTCCTCAATACTCTTTATATTTTTTAATGAATTGATTATTTATCCATACATCAGAAATCTTTTTTATTTGTTTGATTTCGATTAGATTGATTGCTACCTGTTCCTCTTCTTCTTTTCCCGGATTCAGGTTGCGCTCTTTTTTTACAACCTGAGCGACAAGGTTATATAATGATTTTGAAATTCTATCGCTTAAATCAAAATACTCATCGTCTGTAATATTTTTATCAAGATATTGGTCCAGTTTATTTGAAAGGTCGATTTCCATATCTGTTACTTCGACCTGATATTTACGAAGCGCTACTTCCTTTGCTCTTTCTTCTGTGAAGTCAAGATTGTTCCATTTAATAATTACACTTACAGGGAGATTATATTTATCGGCACACTGTTGAGGAGTAAGACCGTATTTAATGTCGTCACATACATTTGACTGTAATTCTTTTGTGTATCTCATTTATTTACTGATTTGAAGTATTGGATGAAACTTTGTTCGATACCATGCAAAGCGTCTCGGATTTTAAGATATTCTTTCTGGAACTTGTAAGGATAAAACCATACATACCATTTCTTTCCGATTTTATTAAGCCTTGCAAACACAATTTCTGTTGTTTTGATTGTAAAAGAGTTTTCCGCAAATGCGTCAGTATAGACGCAAATGCGGGCGTCAGTAAGTTTTGACATTAGAACGGTACATCCTCGTCAAAGCCTTCTGCCGGATTGTAGTTTGAAGTTTCTACCTTTGGTTTGAAACCTGGATAGTCGGGAGGAGTAGTTGATTCACGCTTTCCGCAAAGCTGAACACTGTCTGCAACAATACCAACTTTACTGAACTTCTGACCTTCTTTTTCCCAGCGGTCCTGCTGAAGATGACCACTTACAACAATCTGTGCCCCCTTTGTAAGGTAAGGCTTAAGATTTTCAGCTGTCTTTCCCCAGATAGTTACATCAAAGTAACTTACTTCATCAACCCACTGCTCACCCTGTTTGCGGCTGCGGTTTACAGCAATACTAATGTTTGCTCTGGCCTGTCCGTTAGGTGTGTAAGCAAATGCATTACCTTCCAAATCTCTGGTAATATGCCCACAAACTACAACACTGTTAATGTCTGTCACTATTCATTCTCCTTGAACAAATCGTCGTCCTTCATTTCGTCACGAAACTTGGACTCTTTTCTTTCTTCTTTTTTTGATTTTGGCTTTTCAGTTTTAGGTGTTCTCAAAACTTTAATGCCAACCTTCTTCGATGCTTCCTTATCAATTTTCATGATTGACTCCTTGTTTTATCCTGTAGAAGAGGCGTTTCTATTAAAGGCAGAAAGTATCTCATCTTTCAGGTAATAACAGGAATGACCGAGTTTATGCTCAGGTATCACTCCTTTTTTTACCCAATTATATATGGTTACATCTGAGACCTTAAAAATAGACTTCACCTCTTTCCTGGTGAGGATATTACTTTCGTTTAACTCTAAGTTACTCATACTCCAATAATATTTAACAAATATTAAACTGTCAATAATTAACATAAATAATTATTAAAATATTTAGTGTGACCAAATATGTGACCAATTCAGCGTTAATCTATTTTAATCTTCTTGAAACTATTTTAATGTTCTTTTATAATGGAATTGCCCTGGGGAAAGATAACTTCTTATAAGACAAGAAGTTGTTATTTCTTTATTACACAATAAATTACTTGTTTTTGCAGATTGTATTTGTGGTTTTGCGGTGATAGTAACGGCTCATTATCTCAGCCTTCCAAGCTGATGACGAGGGTTCGACTCCCTTCTACCGCTTATTCCTTGTACTGTAAAGATTTATGGTGCAAGGATTTTTTATTTGCACGAACCTGGGTTTATTGTGTGACCAGAATGTGACCAATATGCCTAGATACAAAGAACCATTCACTATCTTTCCTCGTAAATTATCTTCTGGAAAAACGGTTTACTATTACCGTACATACACTCCAGACGGTAGCCGTACTGTCGCTCACTCTACTGGAAAATCAACTAAATCACAGGCTAAACAGTTTTGCTCGGAGCTTCTTGTAAAAGGACAGTTGTTATCCACTTTTGGAACAACCTTTGGAGAATATGCTAAAGACTTCTTTTCAGACACTTCGCAGTGGATGTTAGACAAAATCCAGATAAGCCAGGGTAAAGAACAACCTGTAGCAAAGAATACATTAAAATCATACAGACATTGTAACGAAGCGTTTTTAATTCCATTCTTTAAGAATGTAAGGCTCATGGAAATTAAACCGCTGCATATAAAGCAATTCAGATCCAGAATGATAGAGCAGGGGTTTTCAAACTCAGCCATAAATCTTTCCTGTGCCTGTCTCAAAATAATTATCTCTTACGCAATCGCTGATAAACTTATAATTAACAATCCTTTTGTTTCTGTTCAGCAGATGTATGTTAATGCCAAGACAAAAGACAGTTACACACTTAAAGAACTGCTCATTACTTTTAATTCTAAGTGGCTTACGCCGGAGAGAAAATTGTTTTGTTTGATTGCTGCCTGCACAGGAATGAGAATAAGCGAAATATCAGCCATAAGAAAAGAGACGGTGTTTACTGATTATATAAATGTAAAAGACCAGTTAGCGAATAAAGAATTGCGGCCCGTTAAAGATGGCGAGAAAAGAAAAGTGCCTATAAGTCCTGAATTATATAAAGCGATACAGTCTATATTGCAGTTCAAAAGTGATTTCTTGTTTACTGAAAATCAGGACACTTACAGGCAGGATTTTTACAGGCATACAAAAATGAAATATTCAGAGAGAATTGAAAAAGGTCTTTCTTTTCATTCTCTGCGACATTTTGTTAATACTTATTTTTTATCAAAGAATATATCTGAATTAAAGGTTAAGTCTGTTCTTGGACACTCTTCCGGCAAAGGCTCTATGACTGAACGATATTTGAACTTCCAGATTGAAAACTTTAAGGAAATAGTAGAAGCAGAGAACGAATTATTCAAACAGTTCTGCGGTGGTTCTTATGATATTACCCTGCAGTAGAACGGCTCTTCTTCTTTTTTTCCTGCTCTACATCATAGTAATTCTTTATATTCATAGAAATCATCTTACGGTTTTCTTCCGGGATTTCCATAAGCATATCTATCATTTTCTTAATGTCGGCTGGATATGTAACCTTTTTAACTTCAGATTCTCCAACAAGTTCATTTACTGGGATTTTAAGAAGTGCTGAGATTTTATAGATAACCTCAACAGTTGGTAAACGATTAAACTTTTTCCAACCAATCATAGTTGCACGACTTATACCGATAAGTTTACTCATCATAAAAGGAGACATATTAATTTCTGCTAACTGACTTTCAAGAAAGTCTACAAATTCACTTCCGTTACGCATACTTATTTATCGGCATAAGTTTAATAAAAGTTAAATATTTTTATTGACATATTCACAATTATTAAATATCATTAAAATATATTTAACAAAAATTAAAGGAGTTATCTGTCACTTTAACTTAAGGTTCGTGCAAATATAATACCTTTTAATATTAAAGTTGACAACAATAAAATGAGATTCAAAATATTAAATGCAAATCCACTTCATGATTACAAAGAGGCCTGTAAGATTACACAGGGAATTGATATTTCAGATTTCGGTGTAGTTACTCCTGCAGACGAAACTGCCTATTGGATTAAGCAGATTATTGCTAATCATTCAACACTTCGTTCAATTCATTTCCGTTTAATTGATACCCGTCCTAAATCAGTTGTAATGCAGCTTATCCGTGCGACAAAAGGACATCCACAGCCATTCGTACAGAGCAGTCGTCCTGACTGGTGCGGTAAAGAAAGAAGTGCAGATCCATACGAAGATAAGATGTTTATCCAGGACCATACTGCAGAATCGTTTGTTGCTATGGCTAGGCAGCGTTTATGCGTTCGTACAGAAGGGAGAACCAGACAGGCCATGGAAGAAATGGTTAAGGCATTAAAAGAAAGTCCTGAACCTTTCTTAAAGGCTGTTGGTTACTGTTGTGTTCCTCAGTGCTCTTGGCTTAGGGGATGCCCAGAATTAAAAGGCTGTGGCAAATACTTACCTATCGCTGATGAATTTATCCTTTCTATGAAAAAGGATAGAGAGACAAAGGAGTAAACTTTGGATGAGAATGAATTTTTATTGGCAGACCGTATAGCCAAAATAAAATCTATAAACGAGCAGTATGATTTAGAAAACAATGCTTATATTTCGTTTTCTGGTGGTAAAGACTCAACTGTTCTTCATTACCTTATTGATGAAGCTTTGCCTGGAAATAAAATACCAAGAGTATTTTTTAATACAGGTATTGAATACAAGGCAATTCTTTCTTTTGTAAGGGAAATGGCAGCAAAGGATGAACGCTTTGTCATTTATAATGTCGGTAAGAATGTAAAGGAAACTTTGCAGGCCGTAGGCTATCCGTTTAAGTCAAAGGAACATTCTCAGAAACTCTATGAATGGAAAAGGGGAGTACGCAGTAAATCACATCGCAAATACTTCAGAGAAGAAGCAGACGGTTTCTCTCCTTGTCCTAAAGCATTGATGTATCAGATACAGCCGGATTTCAATCTCAATATCTCTCACTTCTGTTGTTATGAGTTCAAAAAGAAGCCAGCGAAATATTATTCTAAGGAAAGCGGCCGAAAAATCACTATCACAGGAATGATGAAAGCAGAGGGAGGACAGAGAACTACCCTCAACTGTATTGTAACTGATTCAAAAAGCGGAAAGGTAAAAAAGTTTCACCCGATGGCAGTAGTTTCTAAGGAATGGGAAAATTGGTACATATCTCAGAAATCAATAAAGTTGTGTGAATTGTATTATCCGCCTTACAACTTTGAGCGTACAGGTTGTAAGGGCATCCCTTACAACCTGTACCTGCAGGAGTATCTTGATACACTTGAAAAACTGCTACCAGCAGAAAGAAAACAGTGTGAATCCATTTGGAAACCTGTCTACGATGAATACAGAAGAGTTGGTTACCGTTTAAGGAAAAATGATAATCAGTTGGCTTTATTTTAGAGGAGAAAAATAATGATAATTGAGGTTGTAGGAGAAGATATTGAAAAAATAAAAGGTGATTTTGAAAGTGTCATTAACGGAATGAATATGGTTGGTAAAATCCAATATTATGTCTATTCAGAGTTGTATGACGTTGGAGTAGATTGTATTCAAAAAGCCTATGAATTAGGTAAGTCTGAACTTGAAAAAGAAAACAAAGCATTGAAAGAAGAAAATGAAAAACTTCAGTT